ATCTGTACAAGCAGCTTGTTGGTATGGTATAAGCTTTGTACTCCCACTCTCTCCCTGGGGGTTGTTTCCGCCGGTTACCCTCCAGCTGGCGTTGAGACTTGAAGGCCCGCCTGGTGGATCGGCGGGCCTTCCTTCTTTTTAATGTCTTGTTTTTGTGGTAGGTTCTGCCCAAGAGGCGGGAGTTTGCCATGGTTTCTTCTGAGGGTGTCGGTCGAGCGGGGGAGTTCCTCGTTGCATCGATCTTGGAGGCTCGTGGTATCAGAGCCAGTCATGTGGCCATGTATGGCACGGATTTGTGGGTGGAGACGCCGAGCGGTCGGATGCTCAGGGTGCAGGTCAAGACCTCGTCAAAGCCTGCAAAGGAGATGCGTGGTCGTTCACAGGCCTACCGCTTTCTGAATGTCTCCCGTCCAAGGGCCGGGATCCCAGACCCGCACCTCTATTGCCTCGTTGCACTTGACCGAGGTCTCATGGTTGTCGTGGATCGAATGTCCAAGGGAGGTTCGAGGGTCGCGGTCAGTCGGTTCACGGAGGCGGAGCAAGAAGCGGGGATCGTGGAGTACTTGTATTGAACCTTGGACCTCGGACCTTTGCACTGCTTGATTGAACGCTTGTTCTCATCGTGCTACTGTTGGCACAACCCACAAGGAGCCAATTATGATCGACAAGTCCCCTCGCCCCGTTTCGCGTTCCACCATGACCAAGTCTCCGCGTCCGAAGCCGCGCCCGGAGGACCTGATGGAGAACTACAATCTGATGCGCGCGATGGAGGGCACCGAGTCCAAAGCCATCAAGCAGGATCTTGAGGCGGCAGCCGAAGACAAGAAGGCCATGGGTGGCATGTCCAAGTACGTGGACGGCGGCATGGTTCGTGGTTGCAAGGGTGTCCAGATGACCGGCAAAGGCTTCCGGGGCACGTACTAATGGATCGTCAGGCCCTTATCGACTACATCCGTCAGTCGGCGGTGGCTCGGGGCATTGACCCCGACATCGCTGTTCGCGTTGCTGAGTCAGAGGGCCTGAACGCCGACCCCGCGGAGGGTTGGCAAAGCATGGTTGTGAAAGACGGCAAGCGCGAGGAATCGTACGGGCCGTTCCAACTGTACATGGGCGGCGGTCTGGGGAACGTGTTCCAAGAACAGACGGGCCTCGATCCTCGGGATCCCTCGACGGTCACGCAGCAGATCGACTTTGCGCTGGACCAAGCCACGAAGTCTGGCTGGGGACCGTGGTACGGGGCCGCTCGTGTTGGGGTCGGAAACCGCGAGGGTTTGCCCGTGGGCGGCTCGTCCTCTAGTGGAGCAACTCGCCGGGTTGCGACGGCCTCGGATCCGGACGTACAGGCTCTCGTCGAGCAGGGCGTGGACCTTCCCCTTGCGCTGGCGGCTGTAGAGCGCTCGCGCTTCGCGTCTGCAAGCGGCGAACAAGAAGACAGCAAGTCTGGTATTGACTCCTTCACCGATGCGCTGTCATATCTCGATCTAATGCAACTAGCACAGGAGGCGGGTCCGCCTTCGATGAATGCGCCTGGTGTCTACCGGCCCCGTGAAGGTTCGGGGTCCCAGGCTCTGAAGCGTTTGGGGCTCGCTAGTTTGGTCTGATGAAATATGAACCATTCGCTGTAGAGCGTTTGCGCGACATCATAAAGCTTGGCATGGCCATGCAGCAGGAGGGGGACTATAACAAGGTCCCCTTTGACATTGAGAGGGCGGCGCAATCAACCGTCAGTTTCATCATCAATAACAAGAATGGGTTCGGCGTCTTGGCCTACACGGACGAGGGGGAGCCCATCGGCATGATCGCTGGGAGCATCACTCCGTACTTCTTTGGCAAGGGAACCGTCGCGAGCGACTTCGTCTGGTATGTTTTGCCCGAGCACCGAGGTTCGAGGACCGCGGTCAAGATGCTGAAGATGTTCGTGGACTGGGCCCGCGAGCAAGGTGCGCTGGAATTGTACATGGGCGTGTCGACAAATGTCGCGCCGGAGCGCACTGGAGACGTGTTGAAGCGGTACGGCTTCGAGCATGTTGGCGGAAATTACAAGGTTAGGTTGAATGGATAACCTGAACTCTCTACCAGACGAGGTGCTGAAAGAGATTTTGGCGCTCAAAGAGGCCCGGATCAAGCTTGAGATCCGCGATAAGGCGACGAACAGCTTCATGGCGTTCGCGCATCACGTGTATGAGAACTTCATTGAGGGGGCTCATCACCGGATTATCGCGAAAAAGCTCGAGGCGGTGGCTCGCGGAGAGATCAAGCGGCTGATTATCAACATGCCGCCTCGTCATTCGAAGTCCGAATTTGCTAGTTTCCTGATGCCAGCCTGGTTTTTGGGCCGAAATCCGAAGCTCAAGATCATCCAAGCCACCCACAACACTGAACTGGCCGTCCGTTTTGGCCGCAAAGTAAGGGATTTGATCGATGACCCAGCTTACCGGGAGATTTTTCCGGAAACAGTCCTCAAGGAGGACAACAAAGGGGCCGGTAAATGGGGAACCAGCAAGGGCGGAGAGTACTTTGCGGCGGGTGTTGGGGCTGCAGTTACTGGACGCGGCGCGGACTTGTTCATCATTGACGACCCTCATTCGGAACAGGACGCTCTAAGCGAGACGGCGTTCGATCACGCCTACGAATGGTACACCTCAGGGCCCCGTCAGCGTCTGCAACCAGGCGGTGCAATCATCGTCGTCATGACCCGCTGGGGTAAAAAGGATCTGACAGGCCGTTTGCTGGCCAATCAGTCGGCAGATACGATGGCAGACCAGTGGGAAGTGGTGGAATTTCCCGCAATCCTGCCGTCAGGCAACCCGCTTTGGCCAGAATTCTGGGACAAAGACGCTCTGCTCTCCATTAAGGCCTCGCTTCCTGTCCAAAAGTGGGCCGCGCAGTGGCAACAACAGCCAACGAGCTCAGGTTCCGCCATCATCCGCAAGGAGTGGTGGCGACTGTGGCAGAAAGAGAAGATTCCTCCGCTCAAGTACATCCTCCAAGCCTACGATACGGCGTTTTCGAAGAAGGAAACGGCGGACTTCTCAGCAATCACGACATGGGGCGTGTTTGAACCGGACGAAGGTGGGAAAGAAGCGGTCATTTTGCTGGATGCTCAGCGCGGCCGGTGGAGTTTCCCGGAGCTTAAGGAAGTTGCCTTCGAGGAGTACAGTTACTGGGAGCCTGACATGGTTCTTATCGAGGCCAAGGCTACCGGTAGACCCCTGATCGACGAACTTCGACTCCGAGGCATTCCGGCTTTGGGGTTCTCTCCCGGTAGACGCGCGGGCGGCGGTGGTGTAGATAAGATAACCAGGATGCATATGGTATCCCCGCTGTTTGAGGCAGGCTTGGTGTGGGCCCCCGAGGACAAGAGGTTTGCTGAAGAGGTCGTGGAAGAGGTCGCCGCATTTCCGAATGGAGATCATGATGACTTCTGTGATAGTATGACCTTGGCGTTGATACGTTTCCGTCAAGGCGGGTTCGTGGCGATACATGATGAAGAGAGGCTTGATTTCTCGGATCAGGTGCCTCGCAAACGGGAGTACTATTGATGGCCCTACCTCCGCAGCCATTCGGCAACATGGTAGAGCGCGGCATGGGTCCGGCTGTTGCGCCGGATGACATGAGCGTCGACATCCCTGTTAACACGCCGGAGGATTTTGCCGGTGGCGCTCAAGTAACGCAGACCTCGGATGGCGGAGCAATTGTAGAGGCGCTGACCGGCATGCCGTTGGGTGGCTTCAGTGAAGAGGGCCTGATCCCATTCGACGCAAACCTTGCGGAGTTTTTGGAAGACGAGACGCTGGGAGAGATCGCGACCGATCTCGTTGGGGCGTATCAGGACGACTTGGCCTCCCGCTCAGATTGGGAAGAGACCTACACCAAGGGCCTAGACCTTTTGGGCGTGCGGTCTGACGAGCGGACGGAGCCGTTCGAGGGTGCGTCCAATGTCACCCATCCTCTGATCGCCGAAAGCGTGACGCAGTTCCAAGCGCAGGCCTATAAGGAACTCCTGCCTTCTGGCGGTCCCGTAAAAACACAGGTCATTGGTCTTCAAAGCCAAGAGCGCCTGGAGCAGGCTCAGCGCGTCAAAGACTTCATGAACTATCTCATTCTGGATCGTATGGAAGAGTACGACCCGG